AAGAAGTTCTGCTGTGGGTTGAGGTACATCCCGCGGGAAGGGCCAGCCAGATCGTTCACAATCTCACGATACCCACCCATCTTACGTGGGCGACCACGCTGGAAGCGAACCCAACGACCGTCGTTGTAGAACTCTTTGTCAAAGACGGTTCCATCGCGCTGGATCCCCGGCTTCGTGTCGAGGGCAAACACCTTTTGCGTCATGTGAACGTGCCCCCAGCAATTCCTGTGGTGAACGTGCCAGAACCTGTTACCGAGACTCCAGTAGCTGTTACACCCACACGCTTAGTACCAAGCACAGAGATGCCTAACTCACCAGCCGCAGGACGATACAAACCAGTGCTAGTTTCCGCCGCGAAGTTAAGAGATGGCGTACCTACAGTACCATCCACCAAGCTCACGGTGGTTGCACCTGCTTGCGTGGTGTTGGCGTTAAGGAAGTTAGTTCCGTCGCAAATGAGCGTGGCTTGTTGCCCCGGGGGGATCGTCGCACTGAACCCCAAACCTGTTGTGACGGTAAACGTGAATCCATTATCAGTAACCTGATTAGAAATCACGTACAAGTTAACCACTGGCGGGAACGTCACAACCACGTTGCTTGTCAAGCTACCAACGTACTCTTGAATGTTGTTCGCCGCTTCATTGTTTGTGAGAAGGACAGATCCACCAGTCACGTTTTTAGTAAGTGCAGTAAACGTAAACTGGCTACTGACACCATACCCCACGGTCACATAAGCTGTACCTGTACATACAATAAATGCTGACTCAGTTGGGTTAAACGTCTTAGAAGAATTACCGTCAATCAGCTCAGCACCAGTGCAAGAGATCGTAAAAGATCCTGTACCGTTGTTCTTGAACAGCGTGAACCAATTGTTCCCAAGGGTAGCCGCGGCTGGAAGCGTTGCTGTACCTGAACCACCACCCCACACACGAGTCTGAGCTCGGTCAGTTACAGCTAAGGTAGTACCAGTGGTGATCGACGAGCTTGGATGGCTTTGGTTAAGCGTAGCACCACTGGCAACCAAACCATAACCAGCTAAAGTAGCCGCATCAGCAGAGGATGTACCAGTACCAAAAGCTATGACACCCCAAGTACCTTGTGCGGTAGCGTTGGTGGTGATGTAGATGTACTTGGACTCACCAGCGGCTACAGACACAATGGTGTTTACGCCTGTGTAGTCTTTGACCGTAAAGGTGTTCGCACCGATATTGCGGATCAGAGCGTCGTTACCAACCGAAGTCTGGTCGGCAGGAGGCATATAAAGGCTCAAGCTACCAGCGGTAGCAGTCACCTGCATGATGCGAGAGGCGTAGTCGGTGCTTGTGGTGCTGTTGCTGGGCCAGTTCAACTGCGTGTTAGCAGACAGCGTCACCGCACGGAAGCTGACGTCCGTCGGCTGGATTACGTCACCAGTAAAAGGACTTACGTAGCTCATGAATCCACCGCAATTGCTTGACGATCAGCCACACGCAACTTGTCCTCAGCCATCAACGTGTCCATGATCAATTTGTATTGACTCTGCCACATAGGAATGCGCTCGTCATTCTTGAGGAATGGCATAGCTTGAAGCAAGGAACCATAAAGCAAAGCTTGGGGAGCGTAGATGGTAAACCAATTGGTTTGGTTAGAGCTGTCCAAAGGCTGAACACGCTCGTAGTACAAGACCTCAAAGGCATAGGCTACGTCAGGGGTAGGAGCTATGAGCCAGTTCGAGTAGTCGTAGTCAGCGTAGTAGACAGGGGTTCCCGTCGCTGTGGGGGAAGGCCAATACTCCCGCAAATACTCATATTTACGAAGCAAAACTGGCTGGCGCGATCCACCCACTGTGATGTTCATGGACACCGTTTTGTGCCAACGAGCTGGTTTGGCAATCGTAGAAGTCCCAATCACCATGTTGCTGGTGTTGACCGTCAGGTTGCCCAAAAACTTGATCTGAGAGGCTATAACCTGCTCAGCAAGCATGATAAACAGGGGAATCTTGTCCAGCGTAGCGGTGTCAGTACGCTCCAGATAAGACTGGATGTTTTCGACCAAGCTGTCATAGGTCATAACACTTGCAGTCGCCATGCGTTCACCTCTTAAATTCGTTGAGACATTTTAGTATGCCTTTTAACTTGTGACAAGGTTACTTGCTTGCCACACCCTTAGTCTTCTCAAAAGAACGCATACCAGCGATTCCCAAGATTCCTGACAGGATGACCCAAAGCTGGTCAGCTTCAAGAACTGGGGGAGGATCCATACCCACTGGAACCCAACCCATAGCCTGCAAGTACTTCCAAGCCCACTGAAACAGCGGATAAGCCAAGAACTGGTAACCCATAGCCGCAACACCGATCCAGCCAATGGCAGGGCGCCAACCGCTGACAAACACGCTAGAGGACGCCGCTTCGATCTTGTTGACTTCAATCTGAGCTAAGTCTGTAGCTTGGTCGATGCGCTTCTCTTCAAGATCGAGCTTTCGTTGCTCAATCTCCATCTCCATCTTTTCTTTGTCAGTGGTGATCAGGTCGCCTGCAACCTTACCCACGGCTTCAATGATTGATCCAACGGCAAGCAAGCTCATGCTAGACCTTTCAATGTGCGGTTAATCCAGCCTTTGAGGAACTTGACCTGCACGGGGTTTTTGTTGCATATCTCAACGTAACGGGCAATCTTTGCCAACGCATAAGACTCCTTAAACCGCTGTCCATCCGTGACTTGGTTAAGTTTTTCAACCGTTTTGGCGCCTATTCCACCGTCAGGGGTAGCTCCAACGACCAACTGGGCAAGCTTTACAGCCATGCCCATGCCAGCATTTACCCCAAAGTTAAAGATGCTGTTAGCTACCTCTTGGTTTGAAATTTCGTTGCCACGCATCTTGTCCCAGAACTCAACACGGTAAAACTCACGCACCATAGGCGTTAGGGAGCCGCCAAACTCCTTCTTGTCCACCAGCGCCCAGCCGTTCCACTGTGGGTTCTTGTTACGAGCGATGCCTGCGTAGGTCATCCCACCTGTGTCGCCAGCAACTTCGTGGAGGACGTAACCGCCCTCGTCTCTAATCATCTGCTCAAAGGCTGGTTCAAACTGAGCCATTAGTTACCTCGTTTAGTAAGCATGGTTGCTGAAATCTCCATCATTGAAATGATGTGTTCTAAGTTGTCAGGTTGACTAGACCATCCTGCCGTAATCTGCCCTATGAACCGACTGCGATCTGGGGGCACAGATATTCGGCAGGTATAACCAACTCCTTGCGCTATGTACCAAATGCCCAATTCACTTTGTGGGCGTAGGTACTGACTGCAAGGAACATCCCCTGCCATTAGTTTTACAACATCATTGTTGTTTGCGTGGTTGGCGGTAAACAGACCAACGTCCAAGCCTTCTAACTCCTTACTGCGCCCATCTTTTGTATACAGCCTGTACATAATCCGAGTGCCCAATATTGGGTTGACTTTGAAAATAGCCACAAACTTAGCGTCTGTTTGTTTAAACAGTACAGAAGCCGCATCGTCTGCTCTTTCCTCGTTGATGCTTGGCATCCGCTTCTGCTCTTGGTACGCAGAGATTAGGAACGATTGGTTTTGCCAAAACATATACCCAACAAAAGCCATAACCCCCATGACAAGGATTGCAAATAGCTTAAATGGACTATCTACGTAGCCCAACACTTTATCAAGCGTTGAATTGGCGTTTAGTTTTTCATCACTCATGGGTTAACCCCAAATCCATATAAGGGTGAACGTACCCCAAATAATGAAGATAACTAAAAAGGCCGCAACGATAAACGCTTCGACCAGATCCCTCATGGCTACAGACCTAAAATCTTTTTGACAAGCTCCCCAGCAACGCCCGGCCCGAACAGGACGCAGACCATTACCGCGTACAGCAAGTACTCAATCTTGGTCATGCGCTTATCCCCATCACGCAAAGAGCGATCTATGCTGTTATAGCGCTCCGAGCAGATGGCTTCATGCACAGCAAGCTTAGTCTCCACCGTTTCCATCTTCGACCTTGGGAGCTTCTGGAGGCTTTGCGGCTTCCTGAATTGCTTGAATCAATTGGTATACCTCTTGGTAGGGGCGTGTGCCCAAATATCCAAGAAGTTGGTTTGCTGTTTCAATTGGCAGTTGTAATGTCATTAGATGCTCCAAGGTGTTCCAGTTGATATTTTAGGCTGTTTCATATCGTTAATCTGAGCCGCTAAAGCGGTTTCAGTCGCTGTCTTGTCTACGCCATTAGCCCAGATCCAACCAAGTACTGTGGCTTCAGTCAAGTTAGCATAAGCAATGGTAGGCGTACCGTCAGCCCATGAGCAAGTTGCGTAGATAGAAGAGGTATGCTCGCCATCGACGGCTGTTGCAGTCCAATGAGCAGTGGTTACAAAACCGTCTGATGTTTTGCGATCAAGGTTTGTGATTTTCCAAGTTATGGACATAATATTTACTCTGGTTTGGTGGGCCATTGCACGTCAAAAGGGAAACCCGATTGCGTTGGAATGTCTAACAATGCTTGGCGATAAGCGCTCCATTGCGCTTGCTGTTCAGAAGTCATTGTTGCCCAACGAATTGGGTTGATGCGGTCAACAGTCTGACTTAACAACTCATCACGCTCCATGCGTCTGTGCATTTCATTTAATTTTGTAATTTCAGTGTTCATTAACTTACTCCATAAACTGTGTAGACGCCAGCCAAATAATAACCAGAGCCAAAAGGTTGAGGGAAATTTATAGACGTTGGAACTGAAGATGTG